CATAGGAATATAGTAAGGTACGTCAGCTGTAGGTAAAGGTATTTCGACTGTTTCTATCTGTACTGCATCAGGTAATTTTATGGTGGGTACTTCCACTATGGTTTAGGATACTTAGCTTTAACAGGATCTACTATGTCTGTTTTCCACTTATCTATACCGTTGTGATAGATATAATCTAATTGTGTACCCCAGTCTGGATACTCTGCTTTTCTATCGTCTTGATATTGTAATGTTGCTAATCTTGCAACTTCTGCGTTTACTTCTGCTTCTGTAGGTTCTTTTGCACCTGTCCATGTGATGTTTTCATATTTGTCATCACCACGAATAGTAAACCAAGCACCATCAGCAAGATTTTCGCATGCTTTTGTAAATCTACTCATAATAAAATCTCCCAAATCACTGCACGGCTATATACACCACCGGACATTCTACTATCATCATTTTGGTTAGGATTTATAACACTAAATGGTCTTTCACCACCACCGCCACCAGCACCATATTTAATTTTTATAGCAATGTTACCTGTAGCTGTTTCTCCTACTACTGAAAAACCGATAGGTACTGCTAAAGAGTAGCCACTGCCATGGTAGTCATATGACCAACCACCTCTGTAATCTGAGTTATGTACTTGAACAAACGGCATAATATGCCCAGACGAAGTAGCGTCATGTCCTTGTATAACTCCTGTACCAACAATTATACTACCAGATACTTTTTTATTAATAGTACCCATATCCCAAATAGTAGCTATACTACTTCCAGAAATGTTAGAAAAAACAGTTCTACTAGCATCAGTTTTTTCAGTTACATTAATCACGTGTGCTGCTCTTGTTTGAGCTTCATCAGCAAAATAAATAGCCATTATGATACCTCCATTAAATTAAATTTATATTTTTTACCAGAACGGTTATTTTTTAAAAACAAGTCTGATTCTCCTTCTTGTATTGTCCAGTCACCCCATGTACCATCTACATCGTTAGATGATCCTTCGTTAGATAAGTTAAGGTCATTGGTGTAAATGTTTCTCCAACGCTTACTTGAAGTACCTAAATCATATGAGTTATTAGTTTGTGGACGTATTTCACGAGCTTGCATATAACCGCCACCTTCGTTAGCGTGTATATTTCCACTTACGTTGTATTGTAAATGTAAAGTCCCGCCATTCATTTGTTGAATTGTATTAGAATGTGCAGTTTCTCCTATTGACAAATTAGTAGTTCTAAGTCCAGCAGTAAGTGTAAGTAATTGGTTACTAGAATCAGCAGCATTTGCTCTTAAAAAATCAGCCGAATCTAAACCATCTAGCCTATCAGCATCGAGGCCAGATCCAGAGCCATCATTACGAGAGTGCCATAGAGTTCCATATCCAGATCCGTCATACCAGTAAGGTGTAGCATTTAATAAGAAACCCTTACCTTGTTGGTTATTCCAAAACCAAAAACCATCGTTGCTAGAATCCCATCCTAGATAACCTCTGTCTGTACTACCTTCAAAGAACTTGATTCTTGAGTTGCCACTTCCAACTAATCTTATTTTTTCGTCACTGTTATGAGTAAGTGTCATCAGATCGGTTCCGGTGATGTTTCCTGTAACGTCAATACCAGAACCAACGTCTAGATTACCGTTTATTGTAGTACCACCAGAAGAATTTATAGAAAATCTATCTGCACTATTTGTAGCATCATATATTTTTAAAATTCCATTATTGTTGTAAATAAGGAAATCGTCATCGTTATTAGTATCAGTAAGATGAAGTCCGGGTTGTGAACCTTCTATTCTTATATCATTACCTTGTGCTTTTATATCACCAGTTGCAACAATATCACCTGTTACGTCAAGACCAGCACCAACGTCTAAATTGCCAGTTACATCTACGTGACCATCAGTATTAACTCTTAATCTAGTTGCATTACTTGTACTATCATGTATTAAAAATTGACCATCATAATTTTGAATATTGTAATCTGGATTATCATTTGAGTCATTAAATTGAATTGCTGGATGATTTTTGGTTATTGTTATATTGCCTGTTGAGACTATATTTGAATCACCTTCTATTCTAAGAAGTTCAGTAGTTCCATCATTACCACCATAGAAAACATGATCGTAAGAAGTGTTAGTAGTAATATAATTCAGTTGATTACCAGAAATACCAAAACCCATGTGTTCAGAACCATTTGTCCAAAGTTTTATTTTAGGTTCTGCACCAGCACTACTATAATGAGAGTTTCCAAGATCAATTCTTGCCATCTCACTAGCAGTACCTGTAGCTGCTGTAGCTATACTGTTAACAGTTAACAGAGTTTTACAAGTTGCAGTTCCAGTTGTAGTTATATTCTGTGATCCAAAATCAGGTGATATCTTAGTACCAGCTATTGCAGCAGACGAGCTAATGTCTGCATTATCTATTACACCAGCTGGTGCATTAGACAAGTCAGTTCTTAAAAGTTCATGTCCTCCAGCGGTTGAGCCGTCGTGTACAACAAGTGTATCCTTGTCAGTATTTACAGTAACTTCACCTTCGGCTCCGGTAAAGCTACTATGTTGCGAGGTATTTCCTCGTCTTAGTTTTAATAATTTTGCCATTAAATTGATCCGAAGTCGATTTGTAAGTTGTTACCACTGACTGTACCAACCTCGGTTAGGTTTTTGTCATTACAGTCAAGATGATTTGCAAGGGCAGGGTTAGAATCATTTATAATTCCAGCAATACCGGGAGATATACCTACAAAGGTAGTACCATTATAATAGTTAAGTACGTTTGATCCAGTATTATACCAAAGATCTCCAGTGCTAGGAGAACCGGGTGTACCGCTTTGAATTACATACTCGTTTGCGTATCTGTTTACATCACCGATAGATGCAGCTACAGTACCTATATTAGTAAGAACACTAGATACAGCAAGTGTATTCATGTCACTGATAACATCAGATACTGCGAGTAAATTCATGTCAGCTACCACATCAGCTGTTCCAAGAATAGCCATATCAGCAACTACATCTGCTGTTCCAAGTATTGACATATCAGTTATAACAGCTGGTACAGCAAGTAAAGCCATGTCAGCAATTACGTCAGTTGTGGCTAACAAAGCCATATCTGCTACAACATCAGAGGTAGCAAGCATGTTCATGTCAGCTACAATATCAGCTGTAGCAAGAGTATTCATATCTGCTACAACATCTGTAGTACCAAGTATTGCTAAGTCTGCAACAGCATCAGCCGTACCTAGTCTACCTATTTCTGTTGCTTTAGCAGCTACTGCACCAATGTCAGCTTGATCTGCTGCAACAGCTGTAATGTTTGCTAAGTTAGTTGAGTTAGCAACTGTTTGAACAGCAGATATGTTTGCACCTACTGTATTAACAGCGTTATTACCAGATCCTGTATTTACTGCCTCAGTAATATTACCAAGATCTTCTTGGAATGTAACATGACCAGCAACAATATTGATGTTAGTTAATGTAGCTTGGTTAGGTGTTATAGCACTAAATCCGTCACCAGCTGTGCCATCATAGACCATCATAACTTTGTTAGATGAACTATCAAACCATAAGTCTCCAACTTGTAGTGATGAATTATCAGCTCTTTGTGTAGGAGCGTTTTGACTTATTTGATAAAGGTCAGCAAAGTTATTTATATCTACTACGTTAGCTCCAGCAGCAGCAATATTTACAGCATTTGTAGCTACAGTAGTTACCTCAGTTGCTTTTGGTACAAGTCTATGAAATGCGTATGTATGATCTGTAGAAGTTGTTTCTACCAAGAATCCAAAACCTTGAGGTATGGTTGCAGGTACACCAGTAATAATAACTGCTAATCCACTTCCTCTACCATCTGCAATAGTAACTGTAGTTCCGCTTGGAGCTAAATCTGCTGTAGCAGTTTTAACTGATACAATAGTGCCACCCTTTTTATTATTTGCATTATTAATATCAGGGTTTTCTGTAGGAAAACTTGTTTCGTTAGCTATAGGCACAAAACCACCTACGTCATCAACAAGCTCAATAATACGAGCATCTATAGCAGCAGTAGTAGCTACTTTTGTATCAACACTAGACCATGCGACTCCACTAGCAATAGTTTCTGAAGAATCCTGTCTTAGGAATAAAGCTTCAGCTTCTGTTTCTGTGTAGTACCTAGCATCTAGAACTCCATCAGTTAGGAGCTCAGTTTCTGTATAGTATCTATTATCTAACTGACCATTATTTAGTTCAGTTTCAGTAAAATATAAATTATTTAACTGACCGCCATCAAGTTCAGTTTCTGTATAATATCTATTATCTAGTGTACCTGTTGCTATATCTTCTTCAACTATAGTACGGTTTACGATGTTTGCACTTGCAATGGTTATGTCTGTAGGTAATGCACCACTACCTAACTTTTCCATTGTTACAGCATCGTTTTGTATTTTAGTTGTGGTAACTGCATTGGGTCCTATTTTAGTTTCTATAACAGCGTCATTTATAATCTTACCACTACTTATAATATTATTATTTAAGTGAACTTCCTCTATAGAAAGATCTACATACTGATCGCTGTCTACAGAATTAGGAGACATATGTACAAGGTCAATAGACCCGTCTACATATTGATCGCTGTCAACTGAGTTAGCTGACATGTGCTCAAGATCAATAGAGCCTGCTGCATAATGTTCTGAGTCAATTACATCATCTGCAATTAATGTGCCATCTATAGCATCTGCTTCTATATTAAATCTTTGTACTTTTCTATCAGTAGCTAGAGCACCAATAGCTTCTTGTAACGCATGACGTACTTGTTTAAAGTTGTCGTTTATTTCATTAGCTTTTAATGAGGAGCCTGCTGTAAATGTTGCTTTAGGAGTGTCAACGTTTGTTTGTCTAAATATACGAACAGGAGTTGTTCCAGCAGTACCGTTTGGCAAACCAGTAGCGTTAAACCTGACTGTGCCTCCGGATGTATTATTGTGATTAACGATGGTATAGTGGGTGGTCAGAGTTTTGACTACATTATCTATCTCTACTTTTACCTCGCTTTCTAAAAA